TCGTTCCAGGCATTGGCCAAGTGACCCTTGATGTCCCAGTAGCGCGTGCGGCGCTTCCGGGCGTCCAAGGCGGGTCGTAGGAAAACCCGCCCCTCAAAGTCCACTCTCTCCTGGTGCCAGATGTCGACGTGGCGCGAGGCCACGTACGTCCACCTGACGGCAGCGGCCTGCACGGCCATTGTCTGCACTGAACCAAGGTTGAGGGACTTGACGGCGTTCGTAATGAACGGGGTCATCTTCTCAAAGCCGTTGCCATCGTCCTTCAGCCTCGTGAGGAGGGTGGCGAGGATTTTGACACCAAGGGGAGCTGGGACCCCGTGTTTCTCCCGCCCTGCCATCTGCTCTGACCCAGTGCCAACGTAGATCCCCTGAGACCCTGCCCATGTGAGTTCAGTCTCCGGGAAAGGCACTCCCCTCAGCTGATCGAAGCCGTAGAGCAGGTCATAGCACCCCACGGTCGTTGGAGCCGTGGGCTTGCGGCGGGGGACGATGGCCCTCGCCTGCGGGCTCGAAGGTGGCGAGCCCGGGGGGGTGGGAGCAGCCTCGGAACAGGAACTGACGGAACCGGGAACCGTCGGGCGGGATCCAATGGACTTGGCGGGCTCCGAGCATACCGAGTGAGCCCCGAAAGACTCCAACTGCTCTGACTCTGCCTTTGGACTCCCGAGAACCTGAACGTGGACAAGACGCCGAAACGGCAGGGAAGACGAACCCACCGTTGGGACCGGGGCCTTCCCGACCCTGACGGACCACCGCCCTGAAGACACCAGGCCAACAATTGACCTGTCCACCCTGGCGAGAACCTCGTACCTGTGGGGCCACCAGCAGGGGACCATGTCGGAGTGCCTGTAGGACGACAGGTTACCCCGCGCAAAGCACTCCATGGTGCCGTCGTCCCTCTTGATGATGTACTCCTCAGGTGAGGCAAGGGGGTGAAGATGCTCCCCCTTGGCCAGATCGGCGTAATCCCTGGCCTGGACCACAAGCCGCGTTGAGAAGCCCTTGTCCCTACGCTGCTGCAGAACTTCCCGAATGAAATCGGTCAGGTCTGAGTGGTAGGTAACGTCCCGCGCAAGAAGCACGAGGGGAACTTCAGATGAAACGGCTGCGGCCAGGACGGGACAATCCTGGGCCTTATTCTCGCAGAAGTCTGGAATGAACTTCAGCGTGCCAACCGCCCTGTCAGCAAGTCGACGCTCTGCATCAGACGCGTCTATTGTAGGGCAGCAGCTGTGGGTGTAGCATTCGCCCTTGTCCCCAAACTGCTTGGAGCACCTACCCCCGACCTCAAAGACCCTGACGCCCTCGGCAGCCGCGTGTTCCAGCGCAACCTTGGCTGCCACTGCCTGGGTGACGTTGCGTGCAAGGGCGCAACGACGATGCCCCGCGGCCAACTTCTTGGGCCCTCTGGGTTTGAAGCCCTCCCCTGGGGCCTGTGGTTTCTCGTTGACCACCCTCAAAACCGGCCTGTACAACTTCTGCCCTTTGCCGTGAACACGGGCGAGCACGAAGAAGTTGCCGGTCAGAGGAGTATTGCGGAGGTCCTTGTCCCCAACGTTCAGCTGAAGGGCCTTGTCCAGCCTAGACATAAAGTCTATCGTGGCGCCCCCTATGCTGACTGGTACGGGGACTGCTGTCCGCTGGTTTGGCTCGAGAACAGGAGGCGGCACGTTGAGCTGAGAGCGCCGCCAGGCCAAAGGTCCGGGATTG